CTTCGCAGATTTCTCAGCAGCAGCAGAGAACTGTGCGGGATACTAATTATGAACTTGCTCAGTTTGCCGCTAACGGGGACTATGAGGCGGCTATTGCTTCGATTAATGGTCAGCGCCAGGACATGCAGGTTATTCCACCGTCCGTGGTTGGACAGACGTCGGGCTATGTGTCTGCGATGGTCTCCAACGGACTCGTGATTGATGCTAGAATTAGAAGTGTTTCACCTGCGGCTATGCGCAGTATTGGTGATTTCTGGCTTAGGTATGGATATTTGATGAATACTTGGATCAAGTTCCCGAAGACCCTCAGCCTTATGACAGAGTTTACATATTGGAAGATGGCTGAGTGCTACTTGGTTGATACGACTATCCCTGAGGGATTCAAGGCCAGTGTGCGAGGAATCTTCGAAAAAGGTGTGACTGTGTGGCGTTCTCCCCAGCGTATCGGTAACACGAACGTTCGCAATAACAGGATTGACAAGACAGTTAGGGTGACCCTTAGTGAGTAAAAAGGATTACGTGCTTAACGGCATCTACAAGAAAATCATGGCATCTCCCCCGTCGTCGTCTGAGTCGCGTCAAATTCAACTCGAGCACATGTACCGACGACAGTTAATGGGCAAGTGTCTCTCACGATTTACTTGGGAGGGATTGCCTAATGGGATTGATCCCCGGTTTATTGAAGCAACTATCTTCAATAACGGATACTCAGTTTTCTATTTTGATAGTTTCTTTGAGTTGTTTATGGCAATGCCCGCAACAATCTCGGGGCCACTGGACATTCAGGATAACCCCACGGGGTATCGCGTCACCCGCAATGGTGTCTATTCTCGCGAAGTGAGTGCTTCGGATTCGGTGTGTATTTGGGGTAATCAGGTTCGGGAGCCGGAAATTGATGTAGTGGTCTCGTATGCTGCACGTCTTGCTCAGATTGACAGAACAATCGAAATTGATCTGTTGAATGAGCGCAACCCGATGATTGTTGCTTGCTCGCAGGACCAGCGCCTCACTATCCAGAATCTCATTTCCAAGATTTACGACGGCGAACCCGTTGTGTGGGGCACCGAGAATATGAGTATGGACAATCTCGCCAACACGATAGGTGTGTTCCCGCTTAACCAGAATGCTGGTACTGGCGCTGTTTCTTCGATCAAGCATATGGAGTCCAAGTCCAAGATTTGGGGCGAAGCGCTCACAATGCTCGGGATTATGAATGTCAATTCTGAAAAGCGTGAGCGCATGGTGGTTGAGGAAGCGGCCGCCAATTCAGGTCAGGTGCTTGCATCTCGTGAGTCGTTCATGAAGCCGCGGGAACTTGCATGTGAACAGATTAATGAGAAATTCGGACTGAATGTCTCGTGCTACTGGGCGGTTGACGATAATGCTGCACCAAACCTTAATGACTATCTTGCTAATTCAAATTTGACAACCTATGGGGGTGACGATGTCAGTAACAACGATAATGCTTCGTGACGTTGTTAAGTTAACCAACGACCACATTGGGCTTGACGACTATCCGATTTTTGATGAGGCATATCGAAAGACTCTGAACGATCGAATCAAGAAGACTTATTGGCTTCAAGAAATTGCTCACGAGACTATCGACATCTTTATTTGGCGATTAAGCCTTAAGATGGAACTGATTATGCCTCGATATAATCGAATGTATCTCGCTGAACTGCAAAACACAGACCCGTTCGAAGGCAATCGCCACTACAGCGAGACCAGTCAGGACGGTAGGTCCCAGAATTCGGGGATCAATCACCAGACCGGCAGCGGCAGTGGCACCAACAAGTCCAAGGGGCGTACCGTGGGCTCGGACACTCCCCAGACACGGCTTGCAGGCGATGGGGACTATGCTACGAGTATCAGCGACGCGAGCACGTCAGGTGACACTACGTCTCGTAACGAGTCGGATAGTACGTCGTCCTCGAATAGCAATTACACCAATAATCAACACTCTAATTCATGGGGATATTCGGGCTCTAAGGCTCGTGCGATTGCGGATTACCGGGGCACGTTGCTTAATGTTGATGATCTAGTAATCGCGGAACTCAGCGAACTATTCCTAGGACTATGGGACACAGATATGCCCCATACTCCTGGCGGACTAATTAATGGATACTCATTCGGACTAGGACTTGGAGGATATTATGGCTACTGGTGATGACATTATTGGGTCAATCGATCAAGCGTTGTGGCGCGTTCAGTCGCGTTCGGTAAACAACATTACCCCGTTCACTTACCGCGACGGCTTGACGTATATTGACGTGCTTGAGCGAATTCGCTCTAGCGTCATTGACGTCATTACGTTCACGAATTCTTTTGGCGAGGAGCAGGACAAGATTATCGCCAAACTGAATGAGACGGTCACCAACTTTATTACTGAAGTTGAGAAGACTCACTCAGGTTGGAATAAGGAACTTGACGCTAAGAAGACCGCGCTTGAGTCGCTAATCGAAGACTTCAAGCGCCGCCTTATTGACGCCGAATTCCGCGAAGTTGACGGCAATTACATTGAAGCACCACTTAAGTCGCCTGCCGGTAAGCGGGTTACGCTTACAACTAAGGCGTGGGGTGATGCACTTAAGGCCCAGAACACGCAGTTTCAGGCTGACATTCAGGGAAAGTTGGATCAACAGCGCAGGGACTTTGACAACCGTTTCCCGGCCTATTACACGAAGACTGAGGCTAACGATATCTTTCTTGAAGACCCTAAACTCACTGAGGGTGTTGTTATTGGTTCGTCTAATGCAACTATTGAAGCAAGCCGCTGGACTGAGACTCTGTGTCGTGAATTGGGAGTTAACCCTAATGTGTACGCAATTGGTGGCGGCGGGTTTACTTCGACGTCTGACAATAATTTCCTGACACAGTTGGATAATGCCAAGCAAGGAATGTCTGAGGATAAGCGCCGCAGAACTAAGTACCTGTTTGTGATCGACTTGCTGAATGATATTCGGGCACAGAATTCCGTGAGCGATAAGGCGTCAACATTTTTCAGGCTTGCGCGCCAGTACTTCCCTAACGCGGACATTCGAGTGCTTCCGGTTATCTTTAACGAGTCCTCGCTGAATGAGTATGTGCAGATGGCGCGCTCATGTGTTTCCCGGACATTCGAGGTTGTCAATGCGGGCAAGCCCTACGGCGCCGTCGTCTGCGAAGGTTCTCGTGGTTGGGTGCACTGGGGAGACGAGCAAGCCAAGTCCTGGGACCAGGGGCCCGATAATGTGCACATGACTGCCTCGGGGTACACGCACGTCAAGGAGCTATTTCAGGTGTGGCTCAAGGGTGGGTCTTCGTGGTTCAACCCTCCGGCGATGGCTCTGCACACGCTGTCTGACGGTACTGTGGCAAAGGACTACAACTACCTCACGTGCGAGCGCGATAGGGACTGGGTTTACATTCAGGGAACATTCAAGGTTGGCACAAATAATGTGGGATACGATGGTCGACTAATGAGTATTCCTGGGTGGGCGCGCCCATACGATGGCGTCATGTCACCCATTATTGGAAACGACAGGACGTATAAATATCTATATGTTGCCAAGACAGGAGGAATTTACGCAGGAGATATTCTCTCAGCAAATCAGACCTATCAGGTAAACATGACCTACAAAATCTGGTGAGTAGACAGGAGTAGCCTGCCCCGATAGAATTGGGGTAGGCTATTTCTGTTGGAGGAACTATGGCATGGGACGCAACAGCCAAAAAAGTCGCGATTAAAGCTATTGGTCAGGTTGAGTCGTCTATGGACTATTCGGCAATCAACTACAATGACCCAATTACCGTCGGAATTGCGCAATGGTATGGCACTCGCGCAGCTGCAATCCTGAATCGAATGCGCGGCGCTCACGCAGCCGAGTATGGACGAGTGGACGCCGGGTTTAGGTCTCGGCTTGAGTCTGTGCCTGAATCTGATTCCTCGTGGAATACCTACTATCTTTCTCGAGGTGTTGGTGACAGCCTTAAGCCGTTGCTTAACGCGAGCAAGGACATTCAGGGTGACCAGATTGTCAAGGACCTTGAAAACTATTTCAGTGTTGCTAAACAGTATGGGATTAACCCCGACACAGATACGGACGCATTTATTCTCTGGTGCGTCGCCTACCACCAAGGTCCACGTTACGCTTTTCAGGTCGCAAACCACTACAGTGGTGGTGGCCTTAGCGAGATGTATTCCGACATCATGGCTAACAGTGTTCTGGGGCGCTATAGCAATAGATACACACAAGCCAAAAACATCATTGCTGGCAAGGACACTAGCGGTGTAGGTGAGGGTGGCATTAGTGCAAATACTCCCGGTAATGGTGGAATTGTTGGCAACAATACACAGACTGTTAACGTTTCTGGCGGGAAACTGATTATTAGTGCCGACGACAGCGGTATTCTCACGCTCCGCTCAAAGTTCGGTAATTATCAGATGTATTCCCGGGGCCATAATCTATGGGAAGTAAATCTCAAAGACATTCAACAGACAATCGTCGGTCAAAACCCCGCCGCCAACGCTGGCGGGGGCGGCGGAGGCGGCGGAGCCCCTACACCCGGCGGTTCGGGCAAGGGCGCGGCTGCGCTCGCATGGATAATGGCCCGATTGGGCAAATTTGCTTATTGTCAGTGTCCCGGTAGACAAGACCCCGACAATTCTGGTATCACGGATTGCAGTGGTTTAATGTATGCAGCCTATAAAGCAACGTCTAATACATTTGTTGGCACTTGGACGGGCGATCAATACTTCCGCGGGGCTGAACCGTTCCCGCGCCGTGGCGGGGCTATGACGGCCGCCGAGCGAGCCCAGTTGCGGCCAGGGGATATGATTGTCATGGCATGGAAGTCCACGGGCAGTTACTACCCCGAGACGGACCACGTTGAAATGGTGGTAGACTCAAATACCCTTGTGGGCCACGGCGGCAATCCGCATTATGGCCCAGTAACTAAGTCTATTGATGTTCTCGCCGGCACTCGCTGGTGGACGGTAAGGCGTCACGAATGAAAAAGAAATTCTCCTATTATAGTTTCTCTAATGTGCTCTCATATGCGGGCGTGTTTAATATGATTATGGGCGCCCGTGGTCTCGGTAAGACCTACGGCGCCAAGAAAATCGTTATCAAGAATGCAATCAACAAAGGACAACAATTCATTTACCTTCGCCGCTACAAGACTGAACTCAAGGGGCGTAACAGTTTCTTTGCAGATATTCAGCACGAATTTCCCGATGAGGAATTCCGCGTAGAAGGACAGTATGCACAGCGCAAGGTTGGAAAGAAATGGGAAACCATTGGCTATTTCATTCCCCTTTCCACTGCGCAAGCAAACAAGTCAATTGCGTACCCAAATGTCTACACCATTATCTTCGATGAATTCATTATTGATAAAGGTTCGCTTAGGTATCTCCCTGATGAAGCCAAAGTCTTCATGGATTTCTATTCCACGGTAGACCGATATCAAGACCGCGTGCGTTGTCTCATGCTTTCCAATGCGGTTAGCATTATGAACCCCTATTTCATTCGATTTCACATTGAACCGAAAGAAGGAATCAGTCGTCACGCCGATGGATTTATCGTCACCGATTTCGTCAACAGTGAGCAATTCCAGTCAGAAGTGGCGCACACCCGCTTCGGTTCGTTCATCACGAACTATGCCGAAGACTATGCCGACTACTCCATCTCCA